TTTTTAAAATCACAGTCCTGCCAGGCGCTTGAGGTCAATCACATTGCTGCGATCTTGTTCAGTAGCTGCTGTTTGGTTTGGAACTGTCTTATCACCAGTAACTTCGGTGACCGATTCTGCAATTACTTTACGGGTTTTTGCAGAGCGATCTTCTAATACGGCTGGTAGATACTTTTCAAAAGCTGACTTCAAACGAGTAGTTTGAACGCTTTCGAGCAAATTACGCATGACATCTTGCTTTTCCTTATTCAAGGGGGCTAGCAACATTTCCATTGTGCTTTCACGCTCATTGGATTCTTTGATCATACGCAGTTCGCGTTCTTTTGACTCAACGATAACTTTTGCTTTCTCGGTGAGTTGGATTGCTTCAGCAAGACGGTTGTCTTTGTGAGCAAGTAGTGTATGCAGTTTGCGAACTTCGGCGTTCTCATTGAGGTGAGTAGCACCAAATTCAGCTGCATACGCTTCAAAAATTCTACGACCAAAATTGTTCTCACGAGCAATCTTGATGTCTTCTTGAAGTTGTGTAAGTTCGGCCTTCAAATGACGGCTAACAGCTTGACTCATCTTCTGGCTTGATTCTTTAATGAATCGAGCCTTGAGGCTTTCAAGTTTATCACGGGCTTCGCGGACCAAACGTACTTTGGTTTCCACCACGTCACGTTTGTCTTTGGCAAATTCTGTGATTTCCTTGGCAAGAGCACTGACCACAAAGCCTTCGAGTTTATCGAGACTTTCAGTGTGCATCTTGCGGTCTTTGCGCAGTTCGCTAATTTCTTCAGCCAATTTGGTCACCAAGAAGCTGTTAAACTTAGTGGCGCTTTCTTTCATTTTGACTTGGAACTTGACACGATCTTCGGCTAGTGCTTGCTTTTCAGCAGCAACTTGCTGTAGTTCGGACTGCAGACCTTCTGTTACCATCTTATCTAGGGCTTCAACCATGACTGACTTGTCATGCTCATAACGGTGTGCAAACTCTTCACGTAGTTCTGCACGAACTGATTCACGAGCCTCCATCAGTTTAGATTCCCAAGCTTCGTTGAGTTCTTTACTGACTTCTTCGTTGATCAGGCCGCTTTCGAGCAGTGGTTTAATAGCATCAAACATGCCTGGTTCTCCTTAGATTTTGAGATCCTGGATCAAGCGTTTTACTTCTTGAGCCAAGTATCTCTGCACTTTGTCACTGTCGCCACTCCCGCGAGCCATCTCCATAATCTTGTGACCATGACGCATGTTCATGAGTCCTTCATAGATTGCCTGGGGATAAGCATTGGGTGCTGAGGGTTGAGCAACCACATCAATAGTGACTATTTCAAAGTCACTAACATGTCCTGTTCTGTCGTCTACGTTGCCTGAACCTCGGCTGGATACGCCTAGTTTCACGCCACTTTGCAACAGTGTCTTAATTAAATTACCCATTGGAGTAGGTAGAATCTTCAATTTACCGCAACCAGCATGTCCGTCCATCCACATGCCTTCTACAGAATGGCACACACGATCCAAGTTAATCTTGAGATCGTCTGGGTGGTCCACTTCACCTAGTACGGAGTTTCCGTCGCGGATCTGTTCGTTGATTGTTTCTACTGCTTTGAGAATTTCGTGGCGTGGATAGATGCGTTCATTTGCATTACGTTTATCGCCTTCAATGCAAATGCCTTTGAGGTAGAGATTCTTACCCCCGCTGACATCAGCTTCTTCTAGAACCTGAATGTTAGCTTGGTTAAATGTAAGATCTTCTCTTAGGTACTTTGACATCTAATTAACCTCTACGACCGCCTGGCAGTGGGCTCTTGGTGTTGACACCAGTAGCTTGAGCCAAGTGTGGCTTGGTAGCAGCAGTCAAATTCTTCATGCCAGCGCCAGCTTTGTTCTGGAAATCGCTGATAAGATCTTTGGTTGTTGGGGCTGGTCGGCCTTTGGCTTCAGTGCCAGTGGCGTGTACAGGCCTAGCAGCCATTCCAGCAGCGCCGCTGTTGGCAGCTACATTAGACTTCTTGTTAATGTTGCCTTCTTCGGAAGTTACTGGCTTTGGGGCTGCTTTTAAGCTCACAGCTTCTGCCATGGGCATCATTTCTTCTGTGTCATCAACTTCAATAGCATCGCCGCCTTCGTCGGGGCCAAAATCATCGCCGTCGCCCATTTCGGCGCCGCCCATGGCATCTTCAAATTCAGCCATGAGTTCATCAAGCTTGGCTTCTAAGTCCATGATGTCGCCACGGGTTGCAGGCTCGCTGCTGCCGCCTTCGTCGCCTCCGCCAAAGCTGCCCATGTCGTCGCCGTCGTCTTCAACGTTGTCTTCAGCGTCGTCTTCTTCGCCTTCCATGCTTAGGTCTTGCTGCTCATCAGTTTCAACTTCGTCGATGAATTGGTCAGAAGCATCCATGTTCATGGCGCCTTCTTCCATTTCTTCGCCTTCTTCAAGATCGTCGTGTTGAGCTTCGTCAAGCTCTTTTTGCTCTTCTTCATCCATAATACTTTCGTAGATTTCACGGCTCTTGGCCACTACGATGTCATGGAAAAGCTCGCGAGCTTTTTGGTCTTCATCATTGATTACGTATTCAATCAATTGTTCAAATTTGTTCATAAGGGAAAACTCCTATAGGTAAAGTGTGCTGTTATTTACGAAGCACGTCAAAAAACTATAGAGTTAACCCCAAAAACTGGTGTTTTTATTGATTTTGTTTTAAGCTAAAGGTTGAGCCGGTGGTGAGTATTGTTTACGCACCAATTTTAGCTTTTCTTTTTGCTCATAGGATCGGATGTCATTCATTTTGCGCAGCTTGTTGAGCTGGCGAAGTGTGAGCCTTGTTTTGCGAAGGTCGCCAAGAGAGACTTGACTGTTATCAGCAGACAAGTCTTGGTAAGCCTGTGGCTCTCGATCAAATACTTCAGTAAGTCGCATATGGTATTTATACTCCTGCTGCTCCGCCCGGACCGCCGGGAGCCATTGTAGCACCCGGTCCAGGTGCACCTCCAGCGGCTGTGCCTTCTTGTCCAGCAGGAACCATGTTTTGACTTACGTCTTGTCCCATGGAGATGTCGCTTTCCATGCCGGCTGGGCTTACTCCCACTGATCTTAAATCGGATCCAGCTGGAGCCTGTTGTTCAACATCATCACGTTCTTCACGCCAGAGTTTTTCGTTTCTTGCAATTTCGTCTTCGCTTAGGCCCAAGAATCGTTCTAGCATAAAACGCTTGCTCATGTAGGGCAAAGGTTCCAGTGCTGTAAAAGCATTGATCCTTGTGGTATCTAATTCTGCTTGGCGATAGCTGGCAAAGTTTTGTGGTGGGTTAAATTTAAGATCAAATAGTCCAGAATCGATGTTAAATCCGCGCCACTTCAAGAACATTTTGAATTCATCGTCAAGCTTTTGAGCAATAAGGTTTTGCAGTCGCTCGCAGTATTGGTTAAAACGATATTCTTGAATCAGTGCTGTGCCTACTTTGCCATCGCTCATTGCACGATCTGAATCATCAGGACCTGTGGGCAAATAGCTAGATGGCACACGTAGACCGCGAGCCATTTTGTTGTTGAAGTACTTTAAGTCGTCAATTTCGCCCAAGTTCTGACCGCCAGGCAATGTCTCAACTGAGCTGCCTCGGCCGTCTTGCCCTTGTGGGAAGAAGTAGTCTTCTCCCACACTTAGTGGATTGTAGCTGGCATCCATCATGTTGGCACCGCCACCTGTCACAGTGGGAATTCTGCGCTGGTGCATTTCGTTTTTAACACGCTCAACAAACTGCATAGCAAGGTGTGAGGGCATGTTACCAACGTCAATCTTGAAGATTCTACGTTCTGGGGCACGCTGCACGCGATAGATCAGGATAGAGTCTTCCAGCAGTTCTTTCTGCTTGAATACTTTCCAGATGTTTTCCAAGATTGACTTACCAAAAGGCCAAAATGTGTCCAGTCCTTCGTTTAAACTCAAATGTACCACGTGCTTGGCATCCAAGCAAGTCTCGTTCATGGCAGTCATGAAACGACTGTTGCCCACACCGCCACCTGAGCCACCATTGGGCATGGTGTAGTTGGTGTTGCCAGACACAGATCCTGTGGTAGGGTTTGTCATGTAGTCTGTGGTTGTTTTTGCTGCCACAGTCATGTTCTGAAAATTAGGGTTGATGTCGCGAATTACGTACTGTTCAGGACGTTTGCCTTCGCTTTCGTTCACAATAACTCTAGCAACTTTGCTCATGTCAACCCAGTATAGTTCAAATGTTTCTGGGTCTCGCACAAACACTTGATCACCGTATTTCACAGTGTTGCGGAACAGTTTGAATATACGCTGATCCAGCTGGTTCATTTTGACCCATTGCTTCAGCTGCTTGCGGATAATATCTATTTCGTGATCAGTGGGATCTTCGTTGTAGTTAACGTCAAACGGTGTTTGATTTTGCTCATTGAGCTGTGTAGAGAACTCAGCAATAATATCTAAACAGGCATTGATTTCAGAGTCCATGTCCATGTTTTCATACTGATTATAACGTTCAACACGGTTGGGGTGACCTGAGTAAACCTCAGGCAGCCGGCTGGCATAGTTACGGAATGTAAAAAGATCAGTGTTGCTGGTGCTACCGTCGTTTTTTGCATAGCCCGGCAAGCCAAACTGATTCTTGCCAGAGATAGGGCTCATTACACCTGAAGTGTCTGCCACTTTAAAATACTTACGCCAACCTGTTTGATTTTCTGCCATGATCAGTTATTTACCGTTAGTTCTGTGCAACACGCAACAACTGATCTTGAATACCAGCACTATTTTTGGTAGCAGATTCTATGCCACGCAAAATTTCCAATGCTTCTTCATTGAGCACAGATTGCTGATTGTTTCGCATGCTGTTGACCATTTGATTCAACGATGATTTGAATTCATCTGTGATACGTCCCAGAGCTTCAGCAATACTGTCTGTTCCAGTGAAGCTCACTGGTATATTGCCATTTTTCAGTGGTACCACTGCTTCGTCTTGGCCAGCTTCTCCAGCCCAGACCATGGTGCCCCCAAGTTTTTCTCTCACAATGCCGCCTTCGGCAGCAGCATAAATTTTACCTGGTTTGAATCCTTCAAATTTTTCAATGGCCGCCAACATTGAATCACGTTGATTTTGAGACATTTCTGCTAGCTTGGTTGTGTCGCTGGCTCCAGTAGCTTGTAATATGCTTTGCAAATAACTTTCAGTGGGGTTATTGTCGCTTGGGGGTGCATACTTGTACATAGCGCCACGTAGATCAAGATTTCCATACACAGTGTTGCCGCTGAACAGCAAGTTTTCTTTGGCCCTGCGACCATCTGCTAGTGTTGAAAACACAGCAAATTTTCCGCTAGGGCCTGCATCTCCTTCACCTACCACACCACCTTGTCCCTTGGTCCAAGAAGTCATTCTCAAATTGCCTGGATTATTCATTCTCCAGTTGGCAGCACCTTGACGTTTTTGTTTTTGACCATCTGTTGTGGCCACTGTAATTTCCCCTGGCCGACTGTCTATAATTTTAGCAATTGGAGCTTCGCCTGTTGTCTTTTGTGCCCCTGTAGTTGGTACACCGCCTGACTGTTCTGGAGATGATGTGTTACCATCAGCACCAGCAGCTGGTTGTGCAGCTGGTTGTGCACCTGATGTAGGCCCCGAAGATGGATATGTAGAAGATGAAGCTTTGCTGCCAGCAGCTGGTTGTGCACCTGATGTAGGCCCCGATGATGGATATGTAGAAGATGAAGCTTTGCTGCCAGCAGAAAAGCTATCTTTTGCAGCTTGTAATGCAGCCTTTGCGCCAATGCCGCTGCGTCTTGCAGCAATATAGGCTTGACTGCTCTGCAACTGTGCCAATGTTGGTTCTGCAATTACATCCTTAGGATTTAACAACTGTTGTGTGCCTTTTGCTATAGCGCCACTGGTACCAGAACCACTGGTCACACTAGTTGTAGGAATAGGTGTGGTGGTGCCAACTGAAGTGGTTCCAACTGATTTTTTTCCTGTTCGAAGGTCTTGCAACGCTTGCTCAGCAGCTTTTCTCTCAGCTACTGCTGCGGCAAACTTTTCTTTTGCTGCTGTTAACTCTTCATTTTTTATTTTTTGGTCTTCTGCGGTGCCCTTTTCTTCTGCTAGTTCTACAGCAGTACGAGCATTCATTAAGTTTTCGTAAGCTTCTGATACTTTTTCTTGACGTTGCTGTACTAGTCGTTCGGCATCATAGTCTTTGGCTAGACTATCTGAGCCTTTGAACATCTTGGTAGTTTTTTCGATCACACGACCGAAAAACTCAGTGGCTTTAGTAGCTGGAGTCACACCTCGACGCACAAAGTCCTGCATGTTTTGCATGGCATCAACTTGAGTCAACCTCAGTTTGGCTTGTGTATTAACTTCGTCATCCAGTGCAGTTCCGCCAAACAATGCTTGTTCTTCTTGAGCGTTAGTAGCTTTAGCCAAAGATTTTTCAAAACCACGGGTACCGGCTGCGACAAAACTAATTGCCCCAGACAAATCTCCTGCAAAATTAGCAAAATTACCTAACCTGCCTTGCGAAACACCCAATACATTCACAGTGCCTTTAATGGCTTTTTGTAATCTATCCAGCGCCTGCACATCTGTAATCACCCCAGCTTTGAGGTCTTGTTGAACTCGCAAAGATTCGCCAGCTGTTAATCTGTATAATTTTTGAGCTGCTTCAGTTCGCAGTGTTTCGTCTAGTAATCCTTCGCCAAACTCTTTGCTATGTTGACTTAAAACTACAAAAGTGCTTTCTAAATTCTTAGCTGCTTGTATAGATTTTTCGTCGCCGCGATTTCTTAACTCCAGCAAGGTAGCTGCAAAAGTTTCTTTGTTACGAGCTGACATTTTTAGGTCTTCTTGCTCTTTGGCATTTAACCCAGTGAGCTTGGTCAGTCTATCTTGTTCGTAAATGTATTTTCTTGCACTTTCTGCCAGATCAACGACACTCTTGTTTTGTGTAAGACCTACTCGACTTTGCAGTCTGATGTAGGACATGGTGGCTTCATTTTGTGCTTTTTGTGAAATGCCGGCCTGTTCCATTCCCAGTCGGAACGGCTTCATTTCATGTGCCATTTTAGCAAATTCTTTGCGACCGTCAAACACTGTGCCTCTAAACGAAGCTAGACTCTGAGCACTAGATGCTATTAAATTTACAAATTCGTCTAAATCTTGAATTCCTCCGCCCAGACGTTTTACATCGTTGTAAAGTCCTTGCAGACCATCCTGGGCTGCTGCACCCGCCTGAGCCATGCCACGGTATGCTTCGAATAACTTGTCGCTTTGCTCGTTGGCAGCTTTAACATACTTGGCACCAGCGCCTACCGCAGCAGTAAGACCAGCAGCCAATAGAGTAATTGGGCCACCTATTAGCGCCAGGGCACCTGTTAAGATCATCAGTGCATCGGCTGTTTTATCTATGGCGCCATCAAATGCTTTAAGACCTTTTTGGCCTTCGTACATGGCTCCCATAGCCGATGTAAACGCACCTGCCATTTTGCCAGCAGCTTGTCCAGCCACTCCTAATCCTTTGGAAAAATGTGGTATACCAGTGGCAGCCGCATCTACCGCAGCCTGTTGTTGGGGCAGCAGACGTCCTAATTCTTGATATTGCCGAATTATCTCAGATAATGCTTCAGAGTGTTCTTGTTCTTGTGAGGCCATGCTTGTTTACCTATAAGTAGACGTATATTTATAGGTTTCAAAATGACACCAAACATCAACCCCCTGAAGAATTACTTTCGTACCCCTGCACTGCATTTAAAGCTACCAAGTGGCGGGAAACACTGGCCTGCTGGTACACTAGACATGCCTCCCACTAACGAAATTCCTGTGTTGCCCATGACAGCTATCGACGAAATTACATATCGCACACCTGACGCACTGTTCAATGGTTCAGCCATTGTTAGTGTGATCCAAAGTTGCTGTCCACACATCAAAAACGCATGGGCAGCGCCTAGCATGGATATTACTGCTATATTAATTGCTATACGACTAGCCAGTTTTGGCAACGATCTTGAAATTGGTAGCACCTGTCCAAATTGCCAAACCGAAGGCGATTACACCATGGAGTTGCAGGAGGCTATGAATAAATTGCAGACTCCAGACTTTGACACCCCAGTGCGTCACGGAGATCTTGAAATTTATTTCCGTCCAGTGATGTATCAAACTCAAAATCAACTCAACATCAAGCAGTTTGAACAACAACGTGCTATCATACAGGTACGCAACAGCGACCTTGCTGAAGAAGAACAAGCAAAGATGTTGAATAGTGCATTGCAAGAAATTACCAAACTCACAGTAGACGTGTTGTCTGCTAACATTTCTGCTGTACGCACCCCTGGCGCTTTGGTCAGCGAACCTGAATTTATTCGAGAGTTTGTGCAAAACTGCGATCGCAACTTGTTTAATCAAATTCGAGATCATGCAGTGGCACTGAGAGAGCATGGTGAGATTCCTCCGCTGAATGTCAAGTGCTCAAACTGTGAACACGAATACCAACAACCCATTGTATTAGACGCCACAAGTTTTTTCGGAACCGCCTCCTGAGAGCACAAGTCGACGATCTCAACAAAATAGTTGAAGGCATGGATCAGGAGGCGGCGGCCATCAAAGAAAATTGTATCAAACTCAGTTGGTACATGCGTGGTGGCATAACCTATGATCAGACCATAATGTTGAGTCCGCAAGAACGTCGGATGATCTCCACTCTAGCCAAAGAAAACATTGAGACTACCAAGAAATCTGGACTACCATGGTTCTAAACTTAGAAACTGTAAAACAAGATATTGAACAGTGGATTGTGAACTTTGTAGAAGTTCCGCATCCTGCCTTGGGCAATTTTCCTCCTTGTCCTTATGCACGATCTGCTAGACTAAAACGCAGTTATGAAGTGTACTTGGGAGTAGATCCGTTGTATGATCTCAAACATGTGAGTCGTTGGGGATTACGGGGTAGAGAAGTTGTGATCTATGCGTATGATCCTGAAGAATGGCCACATCCCTTGTTCTCAGCCAGTATAAACATTGCCAATCAAGAGCTGTTGGTACCACAGGATATCATTGCATTAGAAGATCATCCCAATGATCCAGAAATAGTCAACGGCGTTTGTATGAATCAGGGCCAGTATGCATTGGCTTTAATACAAAGCCTTAGTGACTTAAACACCAAAGCTCAACAGCTTGCTACCAAAGGATTTTATCACAGCTGGCCCGAAGAATATTTGCAAGGACTGTTTCAACACAGACAGGATCCTAGATCATGAGTTATCAATTTGCTCGCGTTGATCTAAGCAAAACCAATTACAAAATAAACGTAAAGTGGGAATACCTGGGCGAGCCAGACATTGCAAAACTAAACAGCATCTACAGGGACTATTGCAAATACAAACATTTTGCATCAGTAATGCCGTTATTCAATAGTCGTTACACTGATCCGTTGACAGATGTCATTGGGTATTATGATGACGACAAACTGGTAGCGTTCTCTTTGATCAAACGCTACGATGACAAAAATGCACTGTGCGATCAATTTGCATGGAACTACAACAATCCTAAACTACGTTTGGGAATAGAAACAATGAAAGCAGAGTGTGCTATCTATAAGGCTCGCGGGTTTAAGTATCTGTATCTTGAACAAGCACACTTGTACAAAACTGAAATAGACGGTTTTGAAATACTAGGACCACTGGAGTAAAACATGGCAGACTTATACACAATTTGGGCAGACAAAGAAGGCGACATCTCAGACCTTGATTGGGTCAACAACATGAAGAGCTTTTTTGATCACCTGGTATCAGAAGGCCGCATGGAAACCTACAGAATCACACGCTGCAAGATGGGATTCCGTAGCATTGCAGACATGCCCGAATTTATGATTTTGATGGAGTTTAAGAACATGGCACAAATGGACGAGGCTTTTAAACGAGTTGCCCCACTTGAAGGTGAACTCGAAACCAAACATAAATCATTCAATCAGTTTGTTAGTGGCAACATTCAACACGCACTGTTTAGAGATTTTCCAGATACTAATTTATAACATTCAAGATGTACTACGTACATCTATTAACTCGCTGTCGCTCGTTAATGTTACTAAGTTCAAGAGCAAAGCGATTAAGTATTCATGTAGATTAATCTAGTCAGACGGAACCGTTTTGCATGGTTCCGTCTTTTTGTCTTCATGTGAGTATCACTAGCCGAGACAATTGGAAGTAGGTATTTTATTATACACCGTAAGCTAATGGGCTCTGATCTTTCCCAACCTACATCGACATCACAGTATTCTGCTATCTTAGACCTCGTTCCTAGTGTCTAAGTTTTCTTAGCCGGTGTTCTCGTATGCTAACATTCATACTATATCAAAGTGTTGGGCGTATGGTTCTACCCTCAGACTCACTTCCAATTTTTCAGGATACTGGGATCAACCCAGGGGAGTACTTCAATATGTCACGTGTCCGGTTATTCCCCGGTTTTTCCACAGCGGTATTGCAAACTGGCCCGCCAACCTTAGGTGTTAAGTTAAAATTTAACTGCTTAATTTGTTGATTATGTGACTGCCATGTACGCGAACTTGAATGTGTCCGTTGTACCAGTCCTGGGATTCTAGCACTCTGCGTGAAAATTGTTCTCTTGCTTCGATATAGCTGCACTCTGATTTAGATTTACAGTAATAAAGTATTTCTCGTTGAAAATTGTCTTTGCCAAGAAGTTCTATGTCCTTAGAAAGCTCAGGGCTTGAACCATAATAGTCCCGCCAATCACTATCCACTTTGGTGCGAATCTTTTTTTTCTTCTTGGTGCCGTTTTTGAGTTTGACTGTCTTTTGAGTTGTTTTTGAGAACTTAGCTAGTTTTTTGCCTATGTATTTGCGATTGTTTGTAATGTTGGTGATCATGTAAACGAAGCCCACACAATCTTCTGGGAGAGTTTCCACTGGTTGATTGTTGTATAGCCACGTCATGCATCGTAGTTATCTTAGCTGCCTGTGATGGTGTTTTTTTGCTTGGCCATTAATAAATCGTCAGTACAGCCGGTGCATCGTTGTTGTTTACATATTGTAGGCTCCGCCAACGGCGCCCACTCGGTTTTTAAATTACCCAAGTAGTCGTTGTGACATTGTCCTGACCATACATCAAAATTTTTGTCTACATCAAGCCGACGGAATCCTACATCGCAGTCCCATCCTTGCCAGTGGTCCAACTGATTATTATGCATCCAATTAGATGCAATGAGATGTTTCTCGCCAGTGGATAACGTTATCTCACAATTGTAATATTGATGATTTTCAAACTTCAAGATTTAATTTCCCAAAAAATATTGGATGCTCACGAGTTTTATATGAATAATCAATTCTGTTTATTAGGTAACTAATATTGTTATCGTCTAATAACTTGGTGTATAGCGGTATACGATCTTGATTCCAGTATTCGTCCATAATAACTACTTGTAAAAATTTACCATCGGGCAAATTCCGAGACAAGTCTAATATCATGTTAAAAAACTTTTGTTCGTCGATGTGTTCGGTATGCACACTAAATGCAATATTGTCAACTGTTTCAAACATTTTTTGATAATAACCAGCTGATGCACTGCCATTGGTAGTAACTAAAACTTTAAACAAATGCTCAGAATAATTGTCTTTTAACCAAGTTACAAACGGAAGAAAATTCTTGTTGGCACTAAGTTCGCCTCCAGTGAATGCTATTTTATAAGGTAAATTTAAAGTTTTTGTTTTGTCAAAAATAGTAAGCCAAGCACTCTTTAATTCTTCCAAGCTCTTGAACCCACTACTGTTGTCGTGCCATTCTGGACTGCAATACATGCAATCATAATTGCATCGAATATCAATTTGCCAGTTTAAACTGAAATATTCTTCCGTTGGCTTGATACTAATGATTTTAGTCATAGTAGATCAACATCCGTGTTGTAACTAGTAAAGCCGTTCTCTTTGATGACCTTGAGAATGTTCTCTACTCGTCCGGCCAGTTCATCTTTGTGACTCACAAGCCAGATACTCTTGTGTCGTTCTCGGCTCATTTTCTTTAGCAAACCCAGGCCGTTCTCAACACCTTGAGAGTCTAGGCCATTGTCCATGAGTTCGTCAATGAACAACAAATTAATGGGGTGATACAAGCTTTCCCACACATCACGGAATGCCCATGACATGGAAAGTATTAGTCTAGTGCGTTCACCACGGCTTAGGTTGTCAAAGTCCAGCTCTCGACCCAGCTCTTCAATGCTCACAGACAAATCATTCTGGAACTTCACAGTGTGCGGTAATCCAATGCGATCCAAGTAATGTGTGAGACGCTGGTTCAAGTAGCTCAAGTTTTGATCAATGATCTTCTTGCGAACAAAAGAATCTTTGGAAGTCAGTAGCTTCAACAAAAATTCTTGGTGTTCTTGCAATCTTGTGAGGTCGTTTAAGTTGTCATAGCTTACAACCTGTAACGCCTGACCTTGCATGTCCTCAATCTGTTCTCCGTAGGGATCTTGTTCTGCTGCTCTAGTAGACAGCCCTGTTGTCAACCCAGCTAGGCTGTTTTTGTGATTTAATGCATCTTCCAGCGTATCGTAGAACACCACTGGCGCAGCACCTACCTTGCCTAGAGCAGCCAATGTGTCTTGATGTTCTTGGCACTGAGTATTGTTGGCCAAAAGTTGCAATGCTGTTTCTGTTAGTAAAGCTTCTTTGGCCTGTTTGAGCTCATCTTGTTTGGAATCATGTAATTCTTGTCCACAAGCATGACACTTGTGTGCATCCAACAAAGCAATCTCTGCTTTGAGTTTGTCTAGCAAACGCTTTTGCTTGACATCATCTGCGTCAATCTGGCGAATGTGCTTTGTGGCCTCATCTATGGCCTTTTGTTTCTTGTGATAAGATTCAAGATCTCTGTGCGACTGCACTTCCTTCTCAATATCAATGTGTTCGAGGTCTGCAATTGCTTGTGTAAAATTTGCACAATCTTCTCGCTGCTTCTTGATCCACAGTGTTTGACGTTTGCGCAAACTCTCAATCTGTTCTTCAATTCGTTTGTTGGCTTCTTGCACAGCTCGAATGCGAAATTCTTCTTGACTGATGGCATCTTTGGTGTGTTTGTTCAACTCTTTGATGCGGTCAGCTCGTTCTGAAAGTTGGGTAATGCCCAACAATTGTTCAATGATTGATCGCTGCTCATTGGCTTTTAAACTCAAGAACGGTTCAGTGTATGTGTTCAATGCCAGGATGTGTTTGAACATATCATGGCTCATGCCTAGAATTCGTTCAATAGCATCTTGTGTTTCACGGCTGTCGCCTTGTGCTTCGTCTGTGGCAGTTTTTTCTTCGTGGTTAACGTAGAACTTCAGCACGTTGGGTTTTCGGCCACGCTCAATCTTGTATTCTGTGCTGCCTACTGAGAAATCCAAACTTACCAACATGTGTTTGGCATTGGTTTTGTTCACAAGATTGTCTTTGCGAATGTTGGACAGAGCTTGTCCGTACAGTGCATAACTCAGTGCATTTATAATTGTAGTTTTACCTGTGCCGTTACGACTGCCGTCGCCGCCAAGGTCCAAATTCTCGCCCAACACCAATGTGAGATCTTTTCGATCAAAGTCAATGCCTTGTGTGGCATTACCTACACTCATAAAGTTTCGAACGGTTAAAGTTTTAAAATAAATCATAATTTATACTGAACACTGCTGCAGGCACACTGGGTTAGGTCGATTCTCAAATGTTTGTTCATACCCTTGTTGCCAAGCAACACTGTTAAAAATGTCTGCTAATGTGTTATTATACAGGTTCATTTGGTCAAGATCAAGCTTTAAGATCTTGTCAAAATGATACTGGATCAACGGATAAAATTTGTTTTGGTGTTGTGATTTGTGCCAGCCCATCAAATGGCAACACGGCCAAACAGTACCGTCAGCATAGATAGCCATCCAATTGGTACGTATGCTACGACAATTGATTTTTTTCTTGGTACTCATACCTTCCATGCTGGCTGACAATTTCAAATGTTGATGATTGTAAGTGTCTAGCAGTGAATCAATGTCTACTGGCGGCTCAATACTGTGTGTTAACTTGTTGTGAAAGTAAACTGGTTGGCTGGATTCTTTGTTAGAGAATCGGTTCTCGTGTCGAAGAAAAAACTTCTTAAATCCGAGTTGCTCGGCCAACTCTTTGCACTGCTGAATTTGATGTTGATTGTGTTGGAAAGGAATCATTTGCCATTGTGCATGGCCCCCAGCATTGATAAAAGCTTGGGCATTGTTGATAATCTTTTGCCAAGATGTGCCAACTCGATGTAGATGATGTGTGTCCTCAAGACCGTCAATACCAAATATTACAGACACTCTGCGATTGGCCACAGCAGAACCAAAGCTGGCCCACCAGTCAGTGTTTCTCAATGAACCATTGGTAGATATAGTAATACGTGCGTTGGGAGAAAGATCTAAAGTTTTGACAACAATATCTTTGATAGCAGGATGTGCAATGTTATCGCCGGTGTTGCCGTTGAAATGAATTTGTTCCAGTCCAGCCCAAAAATCTGTTCCAGTGCTTGCAACAACCCGTTCAAAGTCTAAGACGTCATTGTAGTCTGACGGTGCAGTGCCGTTTGTATTGGTTCTCAAGCACTGCGGACAACTGGCGTTGCAAGTGTTAGTTGCTTCAATTTCTAATATTCGTATGTGTTTATGCACTGGACTCTCCGCAAAACTTTAGACAAACTCGTCGAGGATTCTGTGATAACTCTTGTTTGATATCTGGCAAATCTTCGTAACGATCATGCATGTCTGCGGTGTTGATATAACAACATGCACTGAGTTGACCGTTGGCATTCAAATACACGCTGGGCTGAGTCAGGTGCATGCATGAAGATTCTTGAACTTTTCGATCCTGCTGTTCATACCTACTGAACTGCTGATTCTTGCTCCAGGTTATAATTGACACAGGTTCACCAGTTTTGTAATGTCGAGCATCAAACTCTGTTCTGACATTTTTAACAAATCTAAAATGTTTGAACCCCATTTGCTGACTCAACACCATGCATTGTTTGATTTGATGCTCGTTGTGTTGCCAAGGAATGAATTGCCAACTAGCAGTACCACCGGCTTGTATAAACGCCTGTGCATTTTTGATTATCTTGTTGAAATCAGTGCCTTGTCGGTAAATTTCATGGGTGTCCTCGAGTCCATCTAAACAAAACCAAACGTCATGGTCGATGTCACTGAGAAGCTGTGCAAATTCGCGCCACCACTTCTGGCTTCTTAGGCTAGCATTGGTATTGAGTTGAATTTTTTTGCAGTAACGTTTGGCAACAGAGATTTGATCCAATACGTTATTGGCAGCAATAGCATCACCGTAGGTGCCACAGAAGTGAACTACTTCTAAGTTGGGAAAATTTACAAGAACTTGTTCTAATCGATCTGCTGAAAGATCATGGATTTCTAATTTTTCACTCAACCCATGGCCGTGATTGTTTCTCCCGCAACCAGGGCACCAAGCATTGCATTTGGTAGTTGCTTCAACTTGGATCCACCGGATGTCGTTGCGGGACAGTTGAGTCATAGATTTTGATAAATCTTCAACAGCAGACGGTTGTCGTAGAATTCTGATTCGATGTTTGTGAGCTGATCCACTACAATTTGATCCACTGATTCAAACTTAACCTCGCCAGGTGCAAGATCTTCTTCTACTCCTGCGGCTTTGTTTGGAATAAGTGCCATCTCTCGTAGATTGTATTGAGTAATAAAGTTGTCTTTGATAAAACCAGCTTCTTCGTAACTAATCTCAATGTCTAGATTGACACGGACATGCATTTTGGGTCGAAGAAGATTTGCAGCGTTATCAATAAGGTTGGCGAGTCCGTAGACCCTGTAGGTCGGTTGATCAGGCCAAGCATGAAATGTAGGCGTTGCTCCCCACTCCAATACAGTGAGTCCTCGTTCGTCGTCACCAGCATCTGCATAATTGTGAGGAAACGCATTACCGATGTAGGTAATATTCTTTTTAGTCTGTCGCTTGTGAAAGTGCCCAGTAAACACATGCCCGAATCCTCCAAGATCTTCGCGTTTGATTTCTCCATGATCTGGCATCTCTACCATTGCGTTCATCAAATAACCAGGCAATTCAAAGTGTCCAAATAGGTAATCGCCTTTTAGTTTGGCCAGGCGTTTATGATCGTCGCCACATAGCCAAGGGGCAATAGTGACATTGCCATCGCTGAACCAATCATTGCAAATTTCCACATTAGGGAGGTGCTTTGCCCACTCCACGCTTTGAATGTCACGTTTATCGCGATAATATAAATCGTGGTTACCAGGGATAAAATACACACGTTCAAAATTGTTATTCAAAATCTCTAGGGAACGAATGCTGTAGTTTAGTGTAACGATGTTTAGGCTAGCTCTGTTGTTGTGCCAGTCGCCCAAAAAGAAACAAGTCTCGCAACCTTCTTCTTTTGCTTTGGACACAGCCCATTGAACAAACGCCAAACAATCTTCGTTATGAAGTGTGCTGTTGGACTTTAGGCCAAAATGAATGTCAGTAAAAATTGCTGCTTTGCGGAATAGATTCATAGTGCCTATTATATACAATTTACTATAGGTATGTCAATGTTTTATAGTAAGATCGGTACTCTTCCATAAACGCTGTTTCTAATTTGATTTTCTCGATGATCGGTTCTATACCAGTGATCTGGTTCAAAAATTGATTATACAGTACTACATCTTCGGTTAAGAAGTAATCTATTTTGTTCATGATCTCAATGCTCACACTGCTAAAATCAAACTTTTTACCAACATTGACTTTTTCTGAATCTGGATAAATTTTCGAAAGTTGGCTCAATGACACAATGTTAAATTTGAGACCCGGCGGTTTGGTTGCTCTAAGCAAATTCCAAAACTGGGGAGTTGTGTGATCATCAAACATTGAAATATGTCTTACATCGTATTGTTGGCTCAGACCCCTTCCTTCCCAAAAATCTAACACCGCATTGATACTGAATTTATAAAGTTGGCTCTGAGTCATCAATCCAGAAAAAAATCTTTCAACGGGATTTCTGACAAACACTGTTATCTCTGCGATATTGTGTTGCGCTAAAAAAGCACCAGAGTTGTTGCCAACAAAGTACAAAAATCTGTTAGGATCTTTTTTGACCAGTTGATTCAACGACCTAGATCCGTTTTTCATCATCACCAAATAGCAACGATGCAAGTTTGTATCGTAAACCAACTCGTTAGCAGGCGACAAATGATTAACGCAAAACAATAGCATGTTACTCATCCAAGCTGGATGTCACTGGCCCACTCATGGCTGCCATGCTGTGCTTCCCTGAGTTTTGACGTGTCCAAGATGGGTTGAGTCCGTTGATTTCCAAAATGTCATCTCGAATGTTCTGCATCTTTTTCTCAATATTTAGAATACGAGTAAAGCTGTTAGTGATAGCGGCAGTATAATACGCAAAAGGGTTCTGCGATTTTGACTCGTCAAATTGCAATCCGATTTGACTGAGTTGTAGCAAGGCTTGTCCTCGCATTTCTTCGTTGTAGGTGTATCCACGCCAGTTGCTCCTTGTTGCATAACGCTCGCATAATTTCATAAACATCATGGCCAGTTTTCGAGTCATGTTGCCGTGTTCTCTACAGAACTCGCCAGTTTGTAAATCGCCTTTCCAGTGGCTACGCCCCACAATGTATGGAACTTTTTCTTCATCGAGACGAAAGTGTTCAAACGGTGGAAAATTTAATCGAACATAGTTCATGTTCAGCACAGGAACATCTACCAGCTCATCGGATGCATCTGTTTCGACATCATCTAGTTCAAAAATGTCTTCTAGTTTTTTCTTTTTTTGTTCAGCTTTGGTAAGCTTCTTGGGCGCCTTGGGAATATGATTCCAGCATGTGATGCGGAAAACAATATCTGTATTGGCAATCTTTTTTGGGTCAATTATTTCGCCAGTTTCACGTTTGATACGGTCAGCACGATTGCGGCGTGCTTCTGCTACAGTGCGTTGGTTAATCTTGTCAATGCTGGGCAAAATCATGTCATACTGATGATCTGTGTCTCTATTGCGGAACCAACAGTAGGTGTTTTTGCTGAAGTGAATTTCCTTGAGGATATCTCTGTTGTTGAGATAGTTGACTTTGGCGGGGGGTTTGGGTAAGAGTGACATATAGTACTTATTGTAGCACTTTTACAACACTTGTCAACCTTTTACTTAAACTACGCCGATTTTAAACACGGTAAATAAGTGTATGGCAACATTTACTGGCACAGCAACCGCAGCGGATTCTACCGTAGCTGAAG